TCAGAATGGGATCAGTTAATCAGGTCGATAGCACCGTTGGTAGGAGTTATGATCTTATTATATTTGATGAAGCCGCGCTAGGTGATGGAGGCAAGGATGCTTTCAATGTAGCACTTAGACCTACGCTAGACAAACCTCAAAGTAAATGTATATTTATATCCACCCCTCGTGGACGTAATAACTGGTTTGCAGAATTCTACAACCGAGGCTTTACAGAAGAGTATGACAACTGGGTGTCTATACGAGCTACTTATCATGAAAATCCTAGATTTAGTAAAAAAGATATAGATGACGCCAAGGCAGGTATGTCTAAGGCTGAATTTAACCAGGAATACTTAGCAGACTTTAATACTTTTGAGGGGCAAGTATGGAACTTTAACTATGAAACCTGCGTAGCTAACCTGGAAGATTTAGATACGTCTGATATGGAAATCTTTGCGGGACTAGACGTTGGTTACCGTGACCCCACAGCATTTTGTGTAATTGGTTACGATTGGGACGAGAAGAAGTACTATGTACTAGAGGAGTACATGCACGCAGAAAGAACAACTGAGCAACACGCAAGAGTCTTACAAGCACTAATAGAAAAGTGGGATATAGATGCTATTTATATCGACTCCGCAGCTCAACAGATGCGTTTTGACTTAGCACAAGAATATGACATCTCAACTATAAATGCTACTAAAAGTGTACTAGATGGTATAGCAGCGGTAGCTACTATTGTAGATAATGAAAACTTAATAGTAGACCAGAGATGTAAAGATACACTAACTTCATTAGACCAGTACCAATGGAATCCTAATGAAAATTTAATAACAGAGAAACCTGTACACAATATGGCTTCGCATATGGCAGATGCCCTACGCTACGCCCTGTACACGTTTGTCGCATCCGAAATAACTTTCTAATTATGGGTATTAGATGATTTTCGTGGGTACAACCAAATAATCGTACCACCAACGAAAAATTCCTCTTGACTTTTAGATATAACTTTGATATAATATCCAGAATACAGAAAAAATGTAAGAAAAATACTTTATGAGTGAACTTAAACGGGATAAAATAAAATACATTAGAGACCGTGCCAAGAGCGCTTATGTAAAAGACGAAGAATGTTACATCTGTGGGGGAGTCGAGAACTTGGACTTTCATCACTTCTTTAGTGTAACAGAACTTCTTAATAAGTGGATTAAAGAAAAGAACCTCGTTATATTGACAGCTGAAGATATGATGAGTATTAGAGATGAGTTTATCGAGGCACATCGTAAACATATTTACGAAGATACGGTTACTCTCTGTCATACACATCATTTGAAACTACATTCGATTTACGGGAAGAAGCCTTCTTTAAACACTGGCCCCAAGCAGCAACGCTGGGTTAACAAAAGAAGAGAAAAAGAATATGGGAATGTTAGATAGTTTAGGGTTGCGAAAGTTAAACCCTGCACAGCCTCGAATTTCACAAGCAGAAGGTATACAAGACGCCTCATATAAAAGCGTTCCCTTCGAAAGAGCATTTGAGCACCTAGAAGTAGTTAACCGAGGTGTAAATATGATTGTGGATGCAGCTTCTCAGATAGGAGTTGATGTAGGAGATAAAGAAGCTTTTCCTGGAATAGCAACTGTTAGGCATAAAAAATTAGTTACATTATTAAACAGACAGCCTAATCCTTTCCAAAATGCAGACGCCTTTAGAAGGCAGTTATTTTTGGATATGATGATAGATGGCAACTGTTTTATATATTATGATGGAGCGCACTTATACCATTTACCTGCTAGTGACATGGTAATAGTTCCACATAAGAAAACATTTATTAAAGGATACGAATACGGTGACATTAAGTATAAACCCGAAGAAGTTATTCATATCCAAGACAATTCATCAAAATCTATCTATCGAGGAACATCTAGAATGATAGCAGCAAGAGATTCAATTAATTTGCTGAACAACATGAGAGACTTTCAGGCAACCTTCTTTGAAAATGGAGCAGTACCTGGATTAGTACTAAAGAGTCCAAATACTCTAAGTACTAAAGTTAAAGAAAGACTTATTAATTCTTGGTCAGCAAGATACAGTCCTAAGAGTGGAGGTCGCAGACCTTTAGTTTTAGATGGCGGACTAGAAATTGATAAAATGTCAGATGTTGACTTTAAAAAGTTAGATTTTGAAGAATCTGTGAATAACTTAGAGGATACTATCCTCAAATGTTTAGGTGTTCCAACCTTATTATTAAAGGGCGGAAATAATGCAAATATTAGACCTAATCACAGACTAATGTATCAAGAAACCGTTCTGCCACTAGTAAGAAAAGTAATAAGTGGATTTGAACGCTATTTTGGTTATGACCTTGCAGCAGTACTAGAAGACCTCTCGCCTTTACAGCCAGAGTTAGATGAAAAAGCAAAATATTACAGCACTTTAGTAAATAGTGGAGTTATAACTCCTAACGAAGCTAGAGAGGCATTAAGATTACAAACTATAGACGGTCATGACGACATACGCATTCCAGCTAACATAGCCGGGACTGCAAGCAACCCTTCTGAGGGCGGGAGACCTCCTCAGGACGACGAAGAAAAAGAAGGAAATAATGAAGAATAAAAACTTTCAACTAAACTCATTATTTGATGTTGTTGAGAAACAATCGCAAGATGAAGTCTTAACAATAAAAGGTTACGCCAATACTGTTCACAAAGACCGAAGTGGCGATATAATCGTTAAGGAAGCTTGGGAAAAGGGAGGACTGGATGATTATATGAAGAATCCTATCGTCCTAGCTTTCCATGACTATTCACGTCCTGTTGGGACCACTGTTAGTCATAATGTGACTGACAAAGGCTTAGAAATCGTTGCGGAAATCAGCAAGGCTGCAGGCGAGGTATACACCTTAATTAAAGATAATGTTTTAAAAACATTCAGCGTAGGCTTTAGTGTTAAAGATGCTGACTACGATAGGGACTCCGATACTTTTTTCATTAAAGATTTATCTTTATATGAGATTAGTGTTGTTTCAGTTCCTGCAAACCAAGACTCTACATTTTCATTAGCTAAATCATTTGATTCAGAAGAAGCCTATAAAGCTTACAAAGAATCATTTGAAAGAAAAGAAGTTGGTACAAGTGTTACACCTGTTCCAGCAGAAGTAGTTGAAGAAAAGGTAGAAATTACTAAAATTGAGAAGGAATCTTCTCAGGATAATATTCTTAAGGACATAGACATGACACAAGAAGAAATACAAAAGGCTATGGAGCAAACAGCTCAAAAGGCTGTAGACGCTTATAAGACAGAAGTTTCTGAGAAGGAAGCTACTCTTAAGGCTGATGCTGAATTAGAAAGCCTAAAAATTGGGAAGACCAAAGCGGATAAAGTTGCAGAAGCTTTAGAAGCAAAAATCAAGGAGAATGACGATCAATACGCGAAAGCTATTGAAGAGATGAAAAGCGAGCTAGATTCTACGAAAGAAGAACTAGCAGCTAGAGCTAAGTCTAAGATGAGTTTTTCAGAAGCAGGTTCTAACGGACCAACTGCTGATGAGCTTAACGCGGCTTTCATCACGTCTAAGATTACTGGTAAATCAGTAGAGAAGTTAGAATTCGGTAAGAAGCTAATTGAAAAAGCTACACGTTGGGCAGACACAGACTGGGAAACTACTTGGAATGGAAACATTTTCAACGCAATCCAGAACCGTGTTGTTGTTGAGCCACAGTTCCAATCTATTGCTATGAATGCAAGAGTGATGAACTTCCCGTTCAACCCTGATAGTGGTATGGATGCTACTTGGGTAGCAACTAGTGCACTAAATGATGGTGACGCAGTTGGTACAGCTTTTAACGATACTTCATCAGGTGCTACTCAAGCGCACGGCTTAACAGAGGTCACACTGACTGCTTCTAAGCTAGCGACTCGTGAGTACATCGGTTACGAAGAAGACGAAGACTCAATTATTCCAATTGCAGGAATCGTTCGTGACGCAATCGTTCGTAGAATGGCACGTACATCTGACGCTTCAATTCTAGGTACTGGTCAAACAGCACCATTTACTGAATTGGAAGAGCTAGCTGGTGGTCATACTGGTAACACAGTAACTACTGGTTCTACTACTGATATGTTTACAAAAGCAGAGCTACACACAGCTCGCTCTAACATGGGAATCTGGGGCATGAACCCATCAGACCTAGTTTGTTTCTTAAGTCAAGCAGCTTACTATAGCCTATTGACTGATTCAGACGTTACTACTGTAGACAAGTACGGTGACAATGCGGTAATCAAATCAGGTGAGTTAGGTAAACTTTATGGTATCTCTCTAGTTGTATCTGACGCTTTCGAAGCGGCAGCAGCATCTAAAGCAGTTGGTATCTTAGTTAACCCATCAAACTACTTGATTGGTAACCACAGAGGATTAACTCTGGAAATGGCTACTGACGTAGTTGCACAACAACGTGCAATGGTTGCGACTCGTCGCTTTGGCTTCATCGCTAAAGAGGCTGGAGCAGCTGGTAAAGCTTCAATGGCTTTAATCAAGACAGCAGCAAGCTAATATATAAGTTAGTAATAAACTGGCGGGGAGACCCGCCAGCTTTATAAAGAATTACGGGAATAAAAATGGCAGATTTATGTGACGTTAGTGATTACAAAACCTATGCAGGAATAAACAGCAGTACTCGTGACGCAGCGATAAACAATTTGAAAACCCAAGTTAGTACTCTAATAAAGACCTACTGCGGTAGAACTTTTATAGATTACTATAATACAGATAAGACAGAGTACTTTGATGTTATCGAAGGTGAAAACTCTATCTTTCCAACTGAACTCCCAGTAAGGGAAATAGTTCAGATATTTGAGCGTGATAGCTCAAAAACGGATAAACAAACCGTAGAATTAAACCACGCAGATAGTGACAATTACTATCTATTGAGTTCTGGTACTGCACAATGTACCCTCTCAGGCAAAACTACCGAAACAGCATGCATCAATAATGATACTTTTACAGGCTCAGGCGCTAACGACTTAACAATCACTGGTTACAACGCAATGACGACGTCAGGTGAAGTAGGAAGAAGTTATAAAGTACAGATAGATAGTGCAGGCACTCCAGACACGTTTAAGTGGTCTAGGGATGGCGGTTCTAATTGGAAGGAAACTAGCGTAGCAATAACAGGCTCTAGTCAAATTTTAGAAGGAGATGTAGCAATAACTTTTGCTGGTACTAATACTCATACAGCAGGTGATAGTTGGACTTTCACTGCTGAGAGATGGACTGGTGAATGTAGTAACACAGCGTACACAACTCAAGCAACTTGTGAAGCAGCCGGAGAATTCTGGACTGTAGACAGGGAGTACGAGTTAGACTCAGAAGGGCAGGAAATAATTAGAGTACAAAACGAAGATAATTTTAGAAGGCGTTTAAAGAACTCATTTCCAGCTGGACCTAGGTCAGTAAAGTTAATCTATAAAGGTGGCTATGCTGATGTACCAGGTGACTTAAAGTTAGCAGTATATGATTTAATCACATACTACTTAAAGAAAGAAGCAACTCCGGCTAAATCAATGCCTGGCTCTGAAATTAAAAATGTTACAAAGAGTCAGACCCTCCACTCGGAATTCCCTCCACACATAAAACGTATCCTGGAGCATTATAGGCA